CCCCCCGGTAAGCCCCGCCCCCCGCCGCCCCCCGCCCCGGCCCCCGCCCCCGCCCCGGCCCCGCACCGAGCCCCACCTCGACGGCCCGCCGAGCCCCACCCCGGCACACCGGCCAGCACCGCCGAGCCCCGCCACTTGCGCGGCCCTCAGAGCCACGCTAAGCCCCGCAACCCCACCACCTAGGCGGTTACAGCAACTTGATTCAAACTCGTTTCTAAGGTGGTGTGTGGGGCTCTCTAGCCCCAACCCCGCCCCTCCCCCCTCCCCTCGGGGTGGCAGGGACCCCCGGAGGCCCCCGGGGCCAAGAGCGGGCCGCACTGGCACCGAGGTCGCGTACCGGTTTCTCAACTAGGCTGGCAGCAAAACGGGCCGGGCGGGTGTTGGACGCACCCGGTACCCCGGCCCTAGGCGCCTATCGAGGAGGCGGCCCTAATGGGCAAGGGTAACGGTGCGGACGACCGCGAGCGGTGGAGGGACTACCGGGCGACTAACCGCGAGCACATCAACGCGGAGGACCGCCGCCGCCGGGTGGGCAGGGCGCCGGTAATCAACGCTCGCAAACGCCGAGCGTATGTGGCTCGCCCCGCGGTCGGGCCGGTGCGGACCCAGCGGTGGCGCACCGGGGCTACGCCCGAGCGGTGGGCGGCGATGTTCGCCGAGCAGGGCGGGCGGTGCTATCTGTGCGGCGAGGAGTTGCCCGACCTTCCCCCCGGGTTGCGCGGCCCCCGGGCTAAGCGGGCGGGGGCCGCTATCGTGGTGCTCGACCACGACCACCGCCATTGCCCTAAAGGTTGGGCGTGCTCGGTGTGCTGGCGGGGGCTCGCTCACGGTAATTGCAATACGCTTATCGGGCTCGGGGGTGATGACCCGGCCCGGCTCCGCACGATTGCCCGTAATCTCGCGGTGGCTCGTGCGGGCGTAGACCGGAGGATGGCGGCGGCGGGTGTGCCGCTCGCGCTATTCGAGGTCGGCGAGGTGCCCGACGTGTAAACCGCTCGGGCCGCGTTCGCGTCTAAGCGGCGTGACTCCCGAGCCCCCGGCGCCCTCGTGCCTATGCTGCGGGCTCCGCCCGTCGAGGCCGGGCTCGGCGTGGTGCTCGGGGTTGTGTCGTGTGCTGGCCGTGGCCCGGCGGTGGGGTGTGCTCTAAGCTCGGGCTATGGGCCGTCGAGGACCGGCGCCGCAACCGGCGGTTGTGAAAGAGCTACGCGGTGCCCGGCCGTGCAGGATTAACCAGGCCGAGCCCGTGCCTACGCCCGAGGGCATCGTGCCCCCGGCGGGGCTCACGGCCGAGGTGCTCGCGGTGTGGCACGAGCAGTTGCCCGAGCTTGTGCATATGCGGATTGGGCACCGGGTCGACGCTGACGCGTTTGCCTCGTGGTGTCGGTGTGTGGCGGCTATGCGGCGGCTCGACCGGGAAGACCTCGGGGACCCGGCGGTGGTGGCGAGGCTTATCAAGCTCGGCCCCGAGATGCGTATGTGGGCGCGTGAGTTCGGGTTTACCCCGGCGGCCCGTCAGCAGTTGCGCGGCCCGGCGGCGGGTGGTGGTGCGGGGGCTGAGCGGCTCCTCGCCTAGTGGTCGACCGCGGCGGCGAGGAGGTCGCCGACATCGACCCGTATCTCCTCGCCCGGCTTGCTCACGGGCACGTGGATGCCGAGCAACCCGCCGTGCCCGTCCCAATCGCAGCGGACCCCGTACTTGCCGAGCGGGTTAGTGGTGCGGTGGCGTTCGCCTACGTGGTCGGGGGCGAGGTCGAGGTACACCCGGTCGGGCTGGACGGTGACTATCATTTTTTGCCTCGCTTGGACGCTCCGCGTTTGGTTGCCTTGGCTGCCTTAGCGGCCCGTTTGTCCTTGGCTGCTTGCCTGGCCTCTTTGGCCCGGTCGGTGACGGCGCCGCGGGCGAACATGGTTTGGCCCCAGGGGCGGGAGTTTTCCGCGGCGAGGGCTCGGCGTTCGCGGGCGTTGAGGCCCATGTTGCCGTGTGCTAGCTCCTCGTCATCGTTTGAGATGATGTGGCCGCGGTTCCACCACGCCCCGCGGGAGTTGGTCCCGTCGCCCGCGTTGTCTCGGCCGGCCCGGCTTGTGCGGCGGCCCCCGGCCATTATGCGGCCCGTTCGGCGGGTTCGGCCTCGGCCTCTAGGGCGGCCCGGTTGGCTACGGGCATGGCGGGGGGGTTGGCGGCGGCGAACGCTTCCAGCTCGCGCGGTGAGGCCCACGGGTATTCGCCCTCTAGGCGGGCGGCGGCGGGTGATAGGTCGGGCATTGGCGGTGTGCTCCTCGGGTTGGCGTAGCGGTGGCGGCCCGGTCTCGGAAGGGACCCGGAGGCCGGGCCGCGCGTGTCTATGGTACCGCGGTCGGCCCCGACGTGGGAATACGCGGCGGTGCTACCATTGCTGTTCTGTGCGGTTCGCTAATCGGGCGGGCCGGTTCGGAAGGGACACCGAGACAATGAGCATTACCGATGAGGCGGCCGCGGCCGAGCAGGCCGAGGAGGACGCCACCACGACCGAGCGGTGGACATTCGCCGGGCAGGCCCCGGGCCGTAAACGGCCGGTGGTCGAGGTGTGGTGGCCGGCCGATGGCGAGCGGCTCGCGTACGCCCCGACTAAGGGCGCCCACTACACCCCGGGCGGGTTGTACGAGGTGCGGGTGTACCGGGGCGAGAACACCATTACCCGGTATGGCGGGGCCGAGTTCGTGGGGGCCGACCCCGACGCCGAGCGGCGTATGAGGGCCGAGGCCGAGGCGGCGGCGGGTGCCCGCGAGCTTGCCCGTGCCCGGCTTGAGAAGCGGGCTAAGGGCGGGGCGTTCGCCGAGGTGCTCGGCGAGGTCCGCGCGGCGGCCGCTACGATGACGCACGCCCAGCGTGAGGCGTTTCTAGCGATGCTGGCCCGTGAGGTCTACACCGCGAGGAGGGCGGCCCGATGACGACCGGCGATTGGCCCGACCCGGGGCGGGCATCCGACGCGGCGTGTATGCGGCCGCGGTGCGGGCACTCGTGGGATATTCACCGGCACCACGGGGCGGGGTGGCCCGAGCGGGAGCCCTCGACCTACTGCGCGGCCGCGGGGTGTGAGTGCCCCGCGTACCTCGACCGGGAGGCCGAGGCCGAGCCCGAGCGGCGGCCGCGGTTGCGGCGGCTCCTCGGGTGGCTCGGGGCGCCGCTCCGAGCGTATGAGCGGTGGTGGGACGGGCTCACGCCCGAGCAACGGGCCGCGATAGTCCGAGCCCAAATCGACGCGAAACAACGGGGGATGCTATGACCGGCGAGGTGCGGGCGTGTGACGCCCCGACGTGCTCTAACGCTCTGCCGAAGGGGCGGCGGCGGTTCTGTTCGGATGAGTGCGGCAAGTGGGGCGGCCGAGCCCCGCATACGTGCGAGGCGCCCTCGTGCTCGCTCGTGGTGCCCATCGGGCGGCGGCGGTTCTGTTCGGACCTCTGCTCGCAACGCGGCCGCCGCGTTGAGCGGGTGGTCGAGACCGGCGATTTCGGGCGGGGTGCTATCCGCATGATTCGCGCGATGGCCCGGCGGGTGGGCGCCAACGATATTGCCGAGTTCGGGCTCATGTGGCAAATCATGGGTGAGGCCGAGGCGGCGGCGTATGAGGCTATCGGCAAGCTCCGCGCGGCGGGTTTCTCGTGGCCGGATATCGCGGCCGAGGTGGGCGTATCCCGGCAAGCGGTAGCCCAGTGGTACGCCCGCCGTACGCCCGAGGCCGAGGGCAACGATACGTTGCGGGTGGTCGGGCGATGAGCGGGCCGGTTAGGTTCTGGTCTCCCCCGCTCCGCGATGAGGCTACAGGCCATCGTGTGAGCGGCTATCCGGGGCGGCGGCCGATTCGCTCGCGGGACCTGCCCGGCCCGCGGCCCGAGGGGCTCGGCCTCGTGGCGTGGTGGCGTATCCGCCTCGCTCTTTGGCTGGCCGAGTACCCGATGCGGTGGGCGGCCCGCGGTATGGGCCGGTTGCCCGAGTCTTACCAGGACATGACCGAGGCCGCCCCGGCCCTCGACGGGTGTACGTGTGACGCCCCGGCCGGTTCTCACCGGCCCTCGTGCATATGGGCCGCGCGATGAGGCGGCGTGGGCGGTGGCTCTCGGTGGTGCTCTGGTGTGGCGCCCTCGGCGGGGCCGGGCAGGCTACCGCGATGGCGGCGGGGTGGTGGCCGCCGGCTCGCACCGCGGAGGCGATAGCCTCGGCATCGCTGGCCGCGGTGTGCGTCGGCCTCTGGGCGACTCTGGCCCGGCTCCGCGAGGCCGAGGGTAAGCACTCGGCCGACCGGCGGGCGGTGATAATCCGCGGTATCCGCGAGGCCATCGCCCGGGGCGACCTCAAGGTGCCCGAGGCGGCCGGCCAGCCCGGCCCGCCCTACGCGAGCCACGACCGGCGGCGAGCAGGCCGGCCGGTGCCCGGCGGCCGCCGACATGACGACCCGCCGCCCCGGCGGGCGAGGAGAGGAGGCGCCCCCGATGCCTAGCGTATGGATTGTGTTCCGGCAAACCCCGTTGGCCCTCGGCCGTCAAGTGGTGGCGGTCTACGCCGATGAGGATAAGGACGCGGCGGTCGGTGTGGCCGCGGCGAATGTGTGGCTAGTCGCCGAGCGGTGGACACTCACCGACCCGGCCGAGGAGGCGGCCCCCGATGGCCGGTAAGTTCGTAGGTTCCAAGTTCGTGGTCACCGACCCCGACGACCCCGAGGCCCCGCGGGTGCTGGCCGAGTACGTCACTAACCCGACCGGGCACCTCCTGACACCGGGGCTCGTGGTGACGTACGTTAACCCGGCTATGCCCGGTCTGGGCAACCCGACGCCCGATGGCGGCCCTATGACGGTGGCCGAGCTTATCCTCTACGCCGACCCCGAGCGGCCGTATGTCGAGGCCATCCTCGACGGGGGCGCCTATTCGTGCGGGGCCGATAACCTCGTGCCGTTTACCGGGGTGGTGGTGACCGGGCCGCCCGAGCCCCGGCCGCCGTGGGCCGAGCTAGGCACCGACACCGCCGGGCATCAAATGTATGTGGCCCCGCCCGGCACTCCCCCGCCCGGGGCCGAGGAGGTCGCGCGGGCTCTGGTCGAGAGCGGGGCGGTGCCCGAGGGCGCCACTGTCGAGGAGGTCGCCGCCGCCCTAGGGCTCGCCCGGGAGCAGGGCATACGCCCGCTCGCGGTCGCCGACTCCCCCGGCCCGGCAACACCGGAGGCGACAGACAACGCCGCCGGGCCGGGGGCTCGCCGCGTGGTGATGCACCACGTAGGGCGCGGTGATGGCCAGCCCGAGCGGCGGGGGCCGGTGGGCGAGCCCCCGGCCGTCGAGGTGCGGGTTACCGCCGACGCCGGCCGGGCCGAAATCGGGTTTGCCTCCGCTCTGGCCGCCGCCGACCTCGCGGTGAGCGGGGCCGAGCTTCCCGGCGAGTGGCCCGACCTCTCGGTGTGTACCGCTACCGCGTTCGCCGCTTACGAGTCGATACAGGCCGGGGCGTGGGACCCGTTCCTGCCGATACTCGGCGGGGCTATCTCGGCCCGGCTCCGCGCGATGCGGGCCGAGGCCGTCGAGGCGGTGAGGGCGGCGGGGGGCGACCCTGACGACCCCGACGACCCCGCGTGGACCGAGGTCGACCGGGCGTGGCGGCCGCCCCGCCGCCGGGCCGAGTAGCCGTTACAAAAATTACAAATCATGCCGTGGCACGTGGTTATCCGCCTGCTCGACGGCCGGGTCGCGTGTGCCGACTACCGCGACCCGGTCGCCCGGCCGATGCACAAGATTAACGAGTCCCTCGGCCGCGGGCGGCCCGCCGACCCCCGGCTATACGCCGCGGTCGCCGAGTGGCTCGACGCCCCCGGCCACGCCGAGCAATCGGCGGTCTGTCACGCGGGGCTATCACCCGCCGGGCTACCGTGCGGGCATGACTTAGTTAGGCTGGCCGAGGAGCGGGAGCAAACCCAGAGGAGGACCCGGCCATGCCATACCGAGATGTGTACGTGAAAATGCGGGCGTACGTTCCGCCCCGCCGCCCCTCGTGGCCCGACCGCGGCGAGCCCGGCGGCCCGCCCGATTGGGGCATACCCGAGTTCCCCGAGGGGCCGTGGGAGCCCGGGTCGCCCGAGTTCCCGTGGGTGCCCGATGAGCCCGGCATAGGCGGCGGCCCCGTGTTCCCCGAGCGGCCCGAGTGGCCCGGCCGCCCCGAGCGGCCCGACCAGGGGCTACCGCGGCCCCCGGCCGAACGCGGCCCGTACCCCATCATCGAGGCGGTCGACCTCGGCGAGCACCCCGAGTTGCCCGACCTCAACCACGCGCGGTTTATCACCGTCACCACCGCCAAAGCTCGCGCCATCGGGGCGGGGTGGCCCGCGTGGGTGGTGATGGGCGACACCGAGGAGGACGCCGAGCCCCGGCACCCCGAGCAGGGGCACCCGGGCGAGTGGGTGGCGGTGTTCTACGCGGCGGCCGCGCGGTGGGCGTGGGTGCTGTCTCCGCCGACCGATGAGCTACCCGAGGTCGACCCCGAGCCCACGCTCCGCCGGTAGCACCGCAACGCGGTAGCACCGATGAGCCCGGCCGGGTGTCGCTCGGCCGGGCTCGCCGCGACCCAAATCCCAAGCGGAGGCAAAATAAAAAACGGCCCGGCCGAGGGGGTTGTGCCTCCCACCTCGGCCGGACTACGTTTTGACCCACGTAACTAGGCGCCTCGAATATAGCAGAATAACGGTCGGTGGCGGAAGCGCAACACCGCACCGAGGCGGTAGCGGTCGCCTAACCGTTACCGGCCCTCGACGGTGGCCCCGCCCTAACCTCAACCAGAGGTTGAGGGGTCTAAGGTCAAGACCCCCCGTGGTAAACCGCAAAAACCGCGGTTCACCACGGCTCGACCTCGTGGTTGACCGAGAGTGAAACACCCCACTACCGGTGACCGACCGCAACCAAACTACAGGTCCGTAAGCGGTGTCAACCCCGCCAAGCTCGCATCTTTGCCCAGCTAACGGCATGATTACGCTATGGCACCACCACGGCAGGACCGGCGACGGTTCCCGCCGTGTGGCCGGGTGTTCGACGGCGAGACGTGCCGCCGCCGCGGTGAGCACCTATGCGAGCCCCGAGCCCGCCACGTGGTCGCGTTCTTTACCGAGTTGCTCTGTCACACAAAAGGCGACTACGCCCGGCGGGCGTTCATCCCCGCCACGTGGGAGCGCGAGCGGGTGCTCCGCCCGCTGTTCGGCACCGTCGAGTATGACCCGGCCCGCCGCCGCTACGTCCGACGCTACCGAGAGTGCTACCTCTCGACCGCGAGGAAAAACGGCAAAACCGAGCTAATCGCCGGAATCATGCTTTACATGCTCGTGGGTGACGGTGAGGACTCCGCCGAGATTTACGGGCTGGCCCTCGACAAAGACCAGGCCGGGCTAGCGTACCGGGCCGCCGCGCGCATGGTGCAGCTCTCCCCCATCCTCGCCCGCCGCCTGGCCGTGGCCCGCTCGGCCGCCCGCATCGCCGACGAATCGACCGCCTCATTTTTCGCGGTGATGGCCGGTGACGCCGCGGGCGCCCTCGGCCCCAACCCGCACGCCGCCTACATCGATGAGCTACTGACCCAGCCGTCGAGAGAGCTTTACGACGCGTTGCGTACCGGGTTCGGCGCGAGGGCCGAGCCCCTCCTCATCCTGGCCACCACCGCCGATAACGACCCGGCCGGGTTCGCGGCCGCCGAGCGTACGTGGTCTGAGCAGGTGCTAGAGGACCCCGAGTTGGACCATGCCCGGCTCGTGGTGCTGTTCGCGGTGCCGCCCGATGCGGATTGGACCGATGAGGCCGTGTGGGCGCTGGCTAACCCCGGCCTCGGTGACTATCTGGACCCGCGGGTGCTGCGGTCGGAGTGCGCTAAGGCGGTGGCCAACCCGGCGGCCGAGCGGGCGTTCAAACAGTACCGGCTCAACATGCAAACGCCGCAAGCGGGCCGGGCTATCGACATGACCCGGTGGAATGCCTACGCCGGGCCGCCGCCCGCCCTCGACGGCCGCACGTGTTACGCCGGCCTCGACCTGGCCTCGACTATCGACCTCGCCTCGTACGCCCTCGATTTTCCCGACGCCCGCGGGGGGCACGACGTGATTTGGCGGGTGTTCACCCCCGAATCGCAAGTGCCCGACCTCGACCGGCGCACCGGGGGCCGCGCGTCGGTGTGGGCCGCGGCGGGGCTCCTCACCGTCACCGATGGCAACGTGATTGATTACGAGGCCATCAAAGTAGCGTTGCGCACCGACGCCGAGCGGTACGACCTCCGCGAGATAGCGTTCGACCGGTGGGGGGCTACCCAGATGGCCAGCGATTTGATAGACGAGGGGTTCCCGCTCATACAGGTCGGGCAGGGGTTCGCCACGATGAGCGGCCCGACAAAAGAGCTACTCCGCCTCATCGCCTCGGGGTTGTACCGGCACGGGGGTAACCCGCTTATCGCGTGGCAGGCCGGTAACCTCATCGTGCGTACCGACCCGGCGGGCAACCTCAAGCCCGACAAATCGCGGTCGACTGACAAAATCGACTCAATGGTCGCCGCGGTGATGGCGCTGGACCGGGCCATACGCCACGCCGCGGCCCCGCCGCACGATGACTACCTCGCCGCCGGTTTCTAGTGGAAGGGCGCCCCGATGATGGATGAGAACGAGCTACAGGCGTGGCGGGCCGCGGCCGAGCGGCACCTCGACGCTCAGGTCGCGCGGGTGACCCGCTATCAGGAGTATTACGACGGTGAGGAGGCAATACCGGTCATCCTCGACACCACCGAGCGGCACGCGTTCCGGGCGTTCATCCGAGAGGCCGGCGCGAATTGGTGCGAGCTTGTGGCGAACGCGGTCGCCGAGCGGCTACAGGTCGTCGGGTTCCGGTTCGCCGGTACCGGCGGTGAGGACGCGTGGGCTATCTGGCAGGCCAACCAGATGGACGCCGACGCCGAGCTAGTGCAATCGGACGCTCTGGTGTGCGGCTCCTCGTTTGTGCTCGTGCAACCCGACCCGGATAGCCCGGTCGGGGTCGAGATGACGGCCGAGAGCCCGCGCGAGGCAACGGTGTTGTATGAGCCCGGCTCACGCCGCCGCCGCGCGGCGGGTTACAAGCGGTTCGGGTCCGAGGCCCTCGGCCGCCGTACCGAGGTGCTCATGTTGCCTGACGTTATCGCCACGTGGCACGCCGGCGCCACGGGGCCGCCCGAGGTGCTCCCCAACCCGGCCGGGGCGGTGGGCATGATTGAGATAACCCCGCAACCGCGGACCCACGGGTGGCCGAGGTCTGAGCTTCACTCGTGCATACCGATACAGGACCGGATTAACACGGTGTTGTTTGCCCGGCTCGTGGCAACCGATTACTCGGCGTTCCGGCAAATCTGGGCGACCGGGGTCAAGATAGCCCGGCAGACTGTCACCTCGGCCGATGGCACCGAGATAACCCGGCCGGTGGCCCCGTATGACATCGGGGCTAACCGCCTGCTCGCCAACGAAAACCCCGACGCCCGGTTCGGGAGCTTCCCCGAGTCGGCCCTCCGCGGCTACCTCGATTCGGTTGAGCAGGACGTTAACCAGATGGCGGCGATAACCCAGACCCCGCCGCACTACCTCCTCGGGCAAATCGCCAACCTGTCGGCCGATGCCATCAAGGCGGCCGAGGCCGGCCTCGTGGCCAAGTGCCGCCGCCGCTCGTTGCACGTCGGCGAGGGGTGGGAGACCGCCGCCCGGTACGCCCTCCGCCTCACGGGCAACCCGGCGGCCGCCGACCTCGGGGCCGAGGTGATATGGGCCGATTTCGAGACCCGCTCGGTGGCCCAGCTCGCCGACGCCCTAAGCAAGCTCGGCGCCCCGCCAATCAATATCCCGCAAGAGGTGATATGGGCTAAGTACGGGGCGAGCCCGCAAGAAATCGACCGGTGGCGTACGCTCCGCGCGGCCGAGCAGGCCGAGCAGTTGGCTAACGCCCTAGGGGCTCTGGGCGGCCCCGAGGGCGAGTATGCGCGGCTACTGGCCGCGGGTGGCGTAACCGGGCAGGGCGGGGCGTAGTGGCCGTTAGCGTGGCTCTGGGTGACGCCTACCGGCTCCGCCTCGGCGGGGCGGTTAACGGGCTCCTCGCGCGGCTCGCCGCGGTGTGGCTCATCTTGTGGGACCCGCGGCGGCCGCTGTATTCGGCGGGGCTCGCGGCCGAGGTGACCGCCTCGTGGACCGAGGGCGCCCAGGAGTTCACCGCGGCCGAGACCGCGCGGTGGCTCCTCGCCCTCACGGTGCTAGCGGGCGGCCGCCCCGGCGGCCCGTTCCGCATACCGGCCGGGCTCGTGGGCTCCTCGGCCTCGGGTGGCCGCCTGTCTGACATGACCCGGCTCGCGCCCTCGGTGTGGCTGGCCCGCGCGGCCGCCGGGGCCACGGCCGAGGAGTGCGCCGGGGCGGTGGCCTCGTGGCTGGCCCGCCTCGCCTCATCCGAGCCCTACCGTGTGGCGAATCACGTCACGCTATACGCCTCACGCACGGACCCGCGGCTCACCGGGCGGGTTATCCGCCGGGCTCGGCCGGGGGCGTGCCCGTTTTGCGTTGCGCTCGCCGAGCGCGGTTACAGCCCGGCGGCCGCCGGGTTCCCTGCTCACGGGCATTGCCATTGCACGGCCGAGCCCGAGATTGGACCGAAACGATGACGACACCCCCGGCCCCCCCGGCGCCCCCGGCTCCGCCCGCCGACCCGCCGCCGCCGAGCCCGCCCCCGGCTCCCCCGGCGCCCCCGGCCGGTAGCCCCGAGGAGGAGCTAGCCCGGCTCCGCTCGGTGCTCGATGATGAGCGTAAGCAACGCAAGGCGGCCGAGGATAAGCTCGGCAAGCTCACTAAGGACGCGATGACCGACCAGGAGCGGGCGGTTACCGAGGCCCGCGAGGCGGGTAAGGCCGAGGCGGCCGCCGAACATGCGCAAGCTCTCGCCGCCGCCGAGTTCCGGGCCGCGGCCGCCGGGCGCATCGCTAAGCCCGAGGCGGCCCTAGCTCGCCTCGACCTCGCCAAGCTCGTTAAGGACGGCAAGCCCGACACCGCCGCGATTAAGGCCGCGGTTGACGACCTCGCCGCGGTGCCCCCGCCGCCGGGCCGCGTTCCGGCCGGGCCGCGGGACCCGGCCGCCCCGGCTAACGGCGATTTTTTCCGCGAGCAGATGGCCCGGGGCTAACCGGGCCGCGCGGTGTTATCGTGGTCGCGTTGCCTCGACCGTGATGGAGTGGCAGCCGGTAGCCGAATCCGGGCGCTTACGGGGTGGATGCCCCGGCCCCCGCGGGAGCGTGACGCACCGCGGCGGGTAACGCTAAAGCGGCGAGCCCCCTACCCTCGCACGCTCTAAGGAGGCGGCCGCCGTGGCCCTCGCCGATTTCGCCGGTATCATCCCCCACGAGTATTCACAGCAAATCATCGAGGAGGTGACCCAGCAATCGACGGTGCTACAGCTTGCCCAGACTATGCCGATGGGTACGCGCATCACCGAGATACCGATTGCGGGCACCCTGCCCTCGGCCCAGTGGGTGACCGGCGCGAACATGCAACCGGCCGGGCCGGGCCGCAAGCAGTACACCGACCTCAAGCTCTCACCCCAGGTCATCACGGCCGAGGAGATTTCGGCGGTCGTGGCCATCCCCGACCAGTACCTAGAGGACAACACCGTTAACCTCTGGACGTGGGCACGCTCGCGGCTCGCCGAGGCTATCGCGGTGCGCCTCGATGAAACGGTACTGTTCGGCGGGGCCGGCATCCCGGCGACCTTCCCCGTGGGCGGTGTCGCCGCCGCCGCCTACTCGCTACCGGTGACCGTGGGTATCGACGCGGTCGACGGGGTTAACCGGGCTATGGGCGCGGTTGAGGCGCAAGGGCTCGCGGTGAACGGGCACGCGGCCGACCTCTCGGTCAAATCGATGTTGCGCGGTGTGCGTGACGAAACCGGCGCCCTCCTGCTCGGCTCCGAGCAGGTCGGCGCGGCGGCCCGGCCGACGCTCTACGGGGTGCCCATCGCCTACAGCGGTTTTGCGCAGACCACCGCGGCCGAGCTATTCACCGGGGCGTGGCAATACCTGGTCATCGGCGTTCGGCAAGACATCAGGTTCCGCATTGAGCCCGCGGGCGTTATCGCCGACCCGACTACCGGCATGGTGCAGGTGTCGGGGTTCCAAGACAACGTGACCCCGTGCAAAATCTGGGCTCGGTTCGCGTGCGGCATCGTTAAGCCCGTCACTAAGCGGGTTCCGGCCGGGGCTACCCCGTTCGCCAAGGTGCGGCTATCCGCCCTCACCCCGCCCGCGGGTGGCCTGTTCGCTAACCACCCGCACGGCCCGGTTGACCCCGGGGCCGAGGCCGAGCCCGAGGGCGGCGAGCGCAAGGCGGCCGCTAAGAAGTGACCACCCCCGACCCGGCCTGGCAGGCGTGGGCGCCTCCTCTGGACCCGCCCACGCCCGGCGGTCTGCCCGTCGAGATGGCCGAGGACATCGGCCGCGGGTGGGGCATCGATGATGAGGACCATCACCTCACCGCGGCCCTCATGTGGGAGGCGTACGCCGCCACCCTGCCCCCGGCCGCCTCGGTTAGCTCGGTGCAGACCGGGGCTCAGTCTGTCGTTTACAACCCGGCGGTGCCCGGCGGCGATTACGGCCGGGCCATCGCTCGGGCACAGTGGCACCGCTCGTTTGTGTCGGGGCTCGTATCGGTGCCGCTCCTCGTGGCCCCGGTTGACGACCCCGGGCCGGTGCCCCCCGAGTGGGATTGGGGCGAGCAACCGTGGCCCTAATCCTCGCCAACGACCCGGTTGAGCTATTCGACCCGGCCCCGAGTGACCGGTACGGGTGGGAAGACCCGCCGCCGAGCCCGCCGCGGCCGCGGTGGTGCGGCGTGGGCAACCTCCAGCTCGCCGGGGGCCGCTCGGACCCGCGGGCCGCCGACGCTGGCGGCCGAGGCCCGTACGCCCCGGCCGCCGGGCTCGTGGGTGTCCTGTACCTGCCCCTCGACGCCCGGCCGGCCGAGGGCTCGGCGGTGAAAGCGCGCGGGCTCGGGTTCGTGCTCTCGCAAGTGCGGGAGATAACCGACCCGGCCGATACCGGCCTCGGGTGCTGGATGGCCACCGCCACGGGCACCGGGAATTGGGGGGCCGATGGCCGGTGACGTGACCTATACGGTGCTCAACCCGCGGGCTCGCCGCGATGCGGTGGCCCCGATGATGGCGGCGATTGCGGCCGAAATCGCGGGCGCCGCGGCGGGTGGCACGCCGCGGCTATCGGGTGCCCTCGCCGGGAGCTACTCGGTCAAGCCCGGCCGCGACCCCGGTACCTCGCTCGTGGAGAGTTCCGGGGTGGGGTGGGGTAAGTACATCGAGTACGGCACCCGGCGAATGCGCGCGGTGGCCCCGCTCGGCCGGGCGTTCGCCGCGGCTAAAGGGCGCTACGGATGAGCCTTGCCGTGCCCGAGATTGCGGCCCCCGACGCCGAGGCGTGGGCGTGGGCCAACCTCCGCGATATCCGCGGGCTCACCTCGTTTGCCTACACCGCTACCCAGCTTGACCCGGCCGGGTGGCTCACCTCGACGTTTCTGCAAGTTGACGCCCGCGCGGCCCGCCGCACCGCCGCACGGGACGCGGCCGAGCAGGCCCGCCGCCGCCTCCTCGGCCTGCCCTCGGTGGCGTGGCCCGGGGGCGTGGTGTGCCTCGTGGCCGTGGTCGAGGCCCCGTTCTGGCTGCCCGATGATGACGGGCAACCCCGCTACGTGGCCCGGTACGAAATCCGGGTCCACCCGCAACGCCCATCCCCCCCGAGCCCCCGCTCGGCATCCCCCGAGGAGCCTTAGCTATGCCTCCTGCCGCCCCCGTCGAGAAGATAGACCCGACCGAAGTACAGGTCGGCGCCCCGAACGGCCCCGGTATCTACGTGGCCCCGCCCGGCACCGAGCCCCCCGACACCACCGAGGATGAGTGGGAGGACCCGTGGCGCATCCTCGGGTATCTGAGTGAGGACGGCCCCACGGTCGGCCAGAGCACCGATTCGACCGACATCACCCCGTGGCAATCGGTCTCGCCTATCCGCTCGGTCATCACCTCACGCGGCGTAACGCTACAGTTCGTCATGTGGCAGCTCAACGGCCTAACGGTGGCGATGTACTTTGACGCCGATGAGGCCACCCCCGATTCAGACGGCGCGCTAGACATGGCTATCCGCACCGACACCCCGCAACACCTCTACGCCCTCGGCATCGATTCGGCCGACTCTGACCGGGTGCTCCGCCTCTCGTTTACCCGTGCCTCGCTCTCCTCGGCCGGTGATATGCAGCTCACCCGCGGGGCCGCGGTGCCGCTCGACGTGACGCTATCGGCCCTCGATGACGCCGGCCAGCTCGCCCGGGTGCAGCTCGGCCCGCGCGGTACCGGTGACGGTAACGGCTCCTCGGGTAACGGCCCGCTGGCCGGCCGCGGCAAGTCCGAAGCGGCGGCGTGACCGCCGCCACGGCGAACGGGCGGGCAACGGAACCATTCGACCTCGACGCCGCGGCCGAGGCCGCCGCGGCCGAGGCCGAGGGCAACCGCACCGGGCCGCAACCGTTCCCGTTCACCTATCACGGCACGACCTACACCGTGCCCCCGACCCAGGCGTGGCCGGTATCGGCGTTCCGTGATATCGCTAACGGTGACCTCGAAACGGCGTTGCAAAAACTGCTCGGCGAGGAGGTGTTCGCCGGGCTCGCCGACGCCGGGCTACGCGTCGGTGACCTCAACCTGCTATTTGAGGAGATAGCGCGCGGCTCGGGGCTCAACCTCCCAAATTCGCGGCCGCCTGCTCGGCAAAGCTCGACCCCGAGGCCGAAGCGGCGGTTATGGCCGGATACGGGGTCGATATCCTCGACCCCGCCGTCACCCCGCGGCGGGTGGCCGTGCTTATCCGCGGGTTGCCCCCGTACGCCCGGCGGGCCGGGCAGGAATGGTCGACCGAGTCCGAGCTACTCGCCCTCCTCGTGGACCGGGTGGCCGAGCTAACGTACGTGACCGCGCGTGCTGCGGGGGCTAAGAACTTCCCGCGGCCGCGGCCGCTACCTCGGCCGAGGGGTGCGGCCCCCGTCGATTCCGGGCGCAACGCATCGTTGCCCCCCGAGCGGCCCGAGGCGCCCTCGGGCGGCGGGGTGAAGACCGGCACGTGGGCCGAGGCTATCTCGATGCTGGCCGGCATCCCGGGCGTAAAGGTGGTGACCGAGGATGGCTAGCTACAGTTACGCGGGGCTAGAGGTCCGGGTCACCGCCGACACCCGGGGGATGGCCGCCGATATCCGCACCTCGGCGACCTCGGCCGGGCAGGACGCCGCTAAGTCAATCGGTACCTCGATGACCTCGGGGCTCAAGGCCGTAGGGACCCTGTTCGGCTCGATTGGCAAGAGCGCGGTTACCGGCCTCGGGCTGGCCAGCGGGGCCGCTATCGGGTTCGGTATCGAGTCGTTTAAGACCGCGGCCCGGGTCGGCGAGATGGACGCCTCGCTCAAGGCGTTGGCCAAAGCGAATAACCAGAGCTACCCGGCGATGCAAAAGGCGGTCGCCGGTATCCGCGGGTACGGCATCGAGGCGGGCACCGCTCAGCAGTTGGTCGCCACGTTCTCGCGTAACCAGCTCGACCTAGCCAAGTCCACCACGCTCGCCCGGGTGGCTCAGGACGCGGCGGTTATCTCGGGGCGCAACTCGACCGAGGTGCTCTCTGACATCGTGCATGGCATCGAGACTCAAAACTCGGCCGTGCTCCGCAACGCCGGGCTCAACGTGCAGGCCGGTAAGGCCATCGATGCCTATGCCAAATCGGTAGGCAAGGCGACTAAGGACCTGACCGACGCCGAGCGGGCGCAAGCGGTACTCAACGCGGTACTCGATGAGGGCAAGACGGTAGCGGGGGCGTATGAGGCGGCGATGCGCGAGCCCGGTAAGGTGCTCCGCTCGTTCCCCCGGCTCATCGATGACATCAAGCTCTCAATCGGGCAAGGGCTCGTTAAGGCCCTCGGCCCGGCCATCCTCGGCCTGTATGACCTGGCCTCGGCGTTTAGTAAGGCGGTGGCCCCCGGCGGGGTGCTCGGCCCCATCTTCGACGCCATCGGCGTGGCGGTGGCCTCGCTCGTGGCCCCGGTGACCAAGCTCATTACCCAGTGGGCAACGATGCTGGCCAACCTCAAGCCCGAGCAGGTCGCCCGGGTGGTCGATGTCATCAAGCAATTTGGCCCGGCCCTCCTCATCGCCGCGGGTGCCCTCGCCGCGTTCACCGGGGGCGGGCTCCTCACCCAGCTACCGATAATCGGCGGTCTGTTTACGACCCTGCTCGGCCCTATTAAGCTCCTCGCCCCGACCCTGCTCGCGGTGGGCAAGGCGGCCCTAGGCGCCGCGGGCGGGCTCGCCGGGGCGGGCGGTGCCGCGGGCGGCTCGGCCTCGGGTATGACCGCCCTCCTCGGCCCGGTGGGGCTCGTGGTCGCCGCCCTCGTGGCCCTCGTGGCCACCTCTAAGCCGTTCCGAGATTCGGTTATCGGGATGGGTAAGGCCCTCGCCTCGGCCCTCGTGCCAGCGTTTAAGGCCGTGGTGGGCGGGGTCCGCGAGGTGCTACCGCCAATCCTCGACCTGGTCCGGGCCATCGGTGACAACCTCGCCCCCGTGATAGACCGGCTAACGCCGCTCCTCGCCCCGCTCGGTCAACTGCTCGGCACCGTGCTAGCTCAGGGTTTCTCGAATATGGCCGCGGTGGCCCGAGCCCTCGCCCCCGGCCTTATCGCCATCGTGCAGGTTATCGGGTTCCTGCTCGTGCAAATCCTCAACGTGGTCGGCCCGGTGGCTCAGTTCGTTATCGGGCTCACGCAAGCGGCCGCCGCCGCCGGGGTGTTCTCGGCCCCGGCCCGTGCCCTCGCCGCGGTGCTCGGCGTAATCAGCAACGCGATAGCTACCGTGGTGCGGTGGATTTTCGGCGGTAGCCCGGGGCTCATACCCGGGTTCCTGGCCGCGGCCGCGGCGGCGGGGCCATTGATGGGGGTGCTTAACGCCCTCGCCGGGGTGTTCCGGGCGGTGGCCTCCGCCATCGCCGCGGCGTGGTCGGCCGTCACCGGGTCGACGCGGGCGGCTATGTCGGCCGTGACCTCGATTGTGACGGCCGGGGGTAACGCGGTGCGGTCGGTGGTGACCTCGGCATTCAACGCGGCCCGCTCGGTGGTTAGCTCGGCAATGTCGGCGACCTCGGCCGCGGTAAGCTCGGCGTTCGCCTCGATACGCTCGGCCGCCTCCTCGGGCGCCTCGGCCGTGCTCTCCTCGGTGTCGGGGTCGTTTAACCAGGTCCGGTCGGTGACGCAATCGGCGTTTAGCTCGATAGCGGGCATCGTGTCCAGCGGGCTAAGCTCCGCGGTCGGGGCCGCCCGAGCGGGCGGGGCGGCTATCGTGTCCGGGCTACAGGCCGGCATGAATAGCGCGATGGGCGCGGTGATGTCAACGATTTCTAGCATCGCATCCAAGGTGAGCGGTGCCCTAAGCTCGGCCCTCAAAATCGGGTCGCCCTCCCGGCTCACTATCCCGATGGGCCGCGACCTATTCCGCGGGCTAGAGGTCGGGTTCGCCCGCGAGGAGGCGGTCGCCGAGTGGGCGACCCCGAGCTTGCCCGGCGGTACCTCGCCGCTGGCCGGGCACGCCGCCGCCGGGCTCGGGCTCGGCGCCGGGGCCGGGGCGACCATCAATGTCTACCCGAGCGCGGGTATGGATGAGCGGGCACTCGCGGCGATGGTGTCGCGCGAGCTTGCGTGGGCTACCGCCGGGGGGCTCGGATGACGACACCTCGCCGCCGCTACGACCGCGGGTTTGAGCCCGCCGGGTGGGTGTACGGCCGTGACCCGCTCGCGGTGCGGCCGAGCGGGCTAGTGCCCGTCACGTGGGATGGGCTCGCCCTCGACACCGGAGACCAGCCCAACGGGTTGTGCCTCGTGGTCGAGGACGTAGAGGGGTGGGACGATTCCCCGCCGCTCGATGGCAACGATGCGTTGCGGTCTATCGCCGATGGGGCCGCGTGGGGGCCGAAGACCCTAGGCCCCCGCACGATAGTTATACACGGGGCCGCTACGGGGCCGCGGGCCGAGCTTGCCGGGTTCCGTGACCAGCTCACCGCGCGGTCGGCCCGCCGGGTGCCCGGTGAGCTTGCCATCGGTGACGCCCTCGGCCGGATGCTGACCGCCGACGTGCGAGCGGACACCGAGCGGTACCGGCACACGTGGCTAAGCGCGGTGGCGTTCCGGTATCAAGTGACGCTCACCGCCGCGGACCCGCTGCGGTACGAGGCCGGGTGGCAAACGGTGGTGCTGCGGACGCTGGTCGAGGGCGAGGCTACGGGCCGCGATTACCCCCGCGAGTTCCCGTGGCACTACGCGGTCTCCCACCTCCCGAACACCGCCCAGCTTGCCAACCACGGCAACGCCGAGGCCCCGGTCTGGGCGTTGTATGAGGGGCCGCTCGGTGAGTCTCGGCTCACCGCTGACGGGGGCGGGTTCGTGCTCCTCGCCCCGCTGACCGGTGGCCAGCAAATCCGGGTGAACACCTCGACGCTTGCGGCCGAGGCCGAGGGCGGGCTCGGCCGTGCCTCGTACGTGCTGCCCGGCTCGCGGCCCGCCCGCCTGCCCGCGGTGGCCTCGACGCGGTTTCACCTCTACGCGATAGGGGCGGGCGCGGTAACGCTGGCGTGGCGGTCGGCATGGGCGTAGCCTCGGCGGTGCCGTTCGCCCTCACCGACCCGCGGCCGCGGGTGCCCCTCCCGGGGGCGTGGCGGTTCTGGGCCGACCTGCTCAGGACCGGCGAGCCCCTCGGCCCGGTGCAGGTGTCCGGGTTCGGGTTCACCTCGCGGCTATCCGGGTTCGGCAACGGCACCGGCTCGTTTACCCTGCCGTGCGGAATCGACCCCGCGCGGTTGCTCCGCCTCTGGTCGTGGCGCCTCTGGGCGTGGTACGGCGAGGACCCTAACCCGGTATGGTGCGGGGTGCCCTCGGGTATCGGCGATGAGGACGGCTCGGTTAGGGTGTCGCTCACGTTCACCGAGCTAACCGGCTACCTCACTAAGCGGCAATTTGACGTGCATCCGAAGTGGTCGACGCCGGGCGGGGGTATGGAGCAAACCGCCATTGCTGCCATGCTCGCGGCCCCGCTGGCCGACGTGGGGGTCCGCGTGGTGACGGCCGCGGGCGCCCCGCGTAACCGTGACCGCACGTACGAGTACCTCGAATCCGAGCACCGCGGGCAACTGCTCGCCAACCTCGCCGGGGTCGATGACGGCCCCGAGTTCCGGGCAGAATACGGCATGACCGCGGCGGGGCGGCCCGAGTGCGTGCTCCGCATCGCCTCGCCGCGGGTGGGCGGCCCGACCGGCCTCGGGGTGACGATACCGGGCACCGCGCTAGGGTTCCGCGCCCAGTGGGACGCCGATAAGCTCCGCACTCGCACGTTTGCGGTCGGCGACCTCCCCGAAAACGCGGCCGCCGATGCGGTACGGCCGGTGTCCGTAGTCGACCGGCCGCAACCCGATTTGCCCCGCCTCGACGGGGTGGACGACTGGCCCGGTACGTTTGTGCTCTCGACGCTGGCCGAGCGGGCTAACACGATGGCCGGCGCCCAATCCCGCCCGGCCCTCGCACTGTCGGCGAGCCCCCCGGCGAACACTCCCCCGCTCGGCTCGTACCGGGTCGGTGATGACGTGACGATATACGCCGAGACCCCGCTCTTGCCCGGCGGGCTCGACGCGACCGGGCGGCTAACCGAGGTGTCCGTATCCGCGGCCGAGGACCGGGCGACCTGGTCGGTGGTGACCTCGATGCCACCGCCGCTCGCGCGGGAGTCGCTCGCCGGGCGGCTCGGCCGCCTCGACCTCACGACCCGAACCGTGTTTCAGCGTGGCCCGATGACGGCCCCGCCCGTTTTCCCCGAGGAGGGGTAGCAGATGACGACACCGAGCGGCCGCCTCGCATGGGGGCAAGCGGGCAACTACGATGCGGCCGACGACCGCGCGGTTATCGCCGCGGTTAGCGGGTTGCGTACCGGCCTGGTTACGCCGCTGGCCGCGCGGCCCGGGGCCGGGCTATTCGTGATAATCGACGGGGGCTGGCTCGGCATCGCCGATTGCGGCGATGGGACCTCGGGGGTAGTCGGCGACCGGGGCGACCTGGCCGTCGAGGTCAACCCCGGCCCGGTGACCGGCGAGCGGCTCGACGTTATCTGGTGTGACGTTGAGCCCGACGAGGGCACGTGGGAGCTACACGTCATTACCGAGCCCGAGGCCGCCGGGCGGCCCGGTATCCCGCTGGTTTACCTCACCGTGCCCGCCGGGGCCGCCCTCGCCGCCCAGATGGACATAACCCCGGCCGAGCGTGACATCGAGAGGCGGCTACTGTGGCAATCGGCCCAATCCAACGCGGGCACGGGTAGCGGCACCACGTGGGGCACCGCCGCCACGGTGGTTTGGACCCGTGACGCGGGGCTCCCCCACGTCCCCCGGCATTGGTACCGGGTCGTGTTTCAGGCTAACTCGGTGATGGCGGTATCGGGTTCGCTCGCGGGCCGCATCGGCGTAGGCTCGGCCCCCGCGTTCGGCACCGAGGGGCAGACCGAGCTAGGGCAGGCCGCCGCCATCATGTACCCGGCCTATAACCGTGAGGGCACCGCCCGCGTTGAGTGGGTGTACCAGTTCACCGGCCCGGCCCCGCAAAACCGCCTCTACCGGGGCCGCATATGGTCGGCCGGGGTCGGCCAGTACCGGCCTAATAACATCGGTTCCACGCTCGGCGCCGGGCTCCTGCTCACCATTGAGGACATGGGCACATGACCACCCCGGCGAGCGGCGGCGGGTTGCTGCGGTGGGGGCAAGCGGGCCGCTATAACGCGTGGGACGACCGGGTCGTCATCACCGCCCTATCGGGCCGCCGTACCGGGGTGGTGGCCCCGGCCCACTTCACCGCCTCGGCCGGGCTCGCGTTCATCGTGGACCGCGGGTGGATAGCGGTCGGCGATGCGGGCGACGGGACAACCGCGGTACTCACCTCGCCGGTATCGCTACAGGCGTTCATAGCCCCGGGCGACGGGGCCGAGCGTACAGACGAGATACGGGCCGAAATCATCGACCCCGAGGCCGCCACGTGGCAGATTACGGTCCATCCCCCGGCCGAGCGGGGCGGTGTCGTGCTCGGGTGGGTGCGGATACCCGCCGCGGCCGCGGCCGCCGCCGACGCCGAGTTCACCTCGCGCGAGCAGGATTTCTCTACCGGCGGGGCCATCCCCGGGCCGCCCGGCCCGCAAGGCCCGCCCGGCCCGCAAGGGCAAGCAACGCTCATCGTGGGCTCATTCCGTAACCGCACGCCCGCCGACCTCCTCGCCGAGCCCGTGGCCTCGGGGCTCATCCCCGCCGATTGGGACGCCCCGGGCAACCCGGCTAACGACGTGCAGGTCGAGGTCGGGTGGTCGGTGGTGTACGCCGCCGATGGCTCGATGTGGACCTACGTCACCGCGAGCGGCCCCGGCGGGCCGTGGCTTAACGCGGGCATCGTGCAGGGGCCGCCCGGCCCGATAGGCCCCCCCGGCCCCGAGGGGCCGCCCGGCCCGGCGGGTATCCCGGCCCTCGACTCGTGGCACCGCATGTTGCCGCTCGCGGGTGGCATTAACCAGCCCCCGGGGTCCGAGCTAGTGGCGCAATACCGCCTCAACGCCGACCGGTCGATGGTTACCGTGACCGGGGCTATCACGCTGGCACAGAGCGGCTCGGGGTGGGCTAACCCCATCTTCACATTCCCGGTCGGGTACCGGCCAACGCATAACACCGGCTGGCCGATATGGACCAACTTTGGCCCGTGGAACAATAACGGCACGCCGCGGGTGTTCACCGGGCCGGGCGGAGGTCTGGAGTTGCACGGCATCCCGACCGGGTCGGCTAACGCCCTCGTGCGGCTCGATGGGTCGTTCGCGGTGCCCAACCCCGACATACCGCCCGCCACGCAAGACGCCTACGACCCCGACTACGACCCCGCGACCCCGAGGTGAGCAGGGGCGTAACCTACCGTCAAGAGCACCACGAGGAGGCCCCGATATGTCCGAGCCCGAGGACGACCGGCCCGACCAGGACCCGCCCGACGACACCCCCGAGGGCGGCCCGCCGGCCGGTGAGGCCGGCCCGCCACATGAGGCCGAGGAGGTGCCCGAATGGCGCTAAACCGCCTATGGATGCCCTCACCGCACCATTCCGCCCGCTCGGGGTCTGTGCGGCTCATCGTGCTACACACCACCGAGGGCGCCCAGACAATCGAGTCTCTCGCCAACTGGTTTGCCAACCCATCGGCGAAAGTCTCCTCACACGTCGGGGCCGATAACAAGCGGCGTGGCACAATCGCCGAGTACGTGCGGCGGGACCGGGCCGCGTGGGCGCAAGGCAACTACAACTCGGCCTCGACCTCTATCGAGATGTGTACCCCCGCGGGGGCGGCTAACGGCTGGTCTCGGTCCTACTGGCTCAACTCGCAAGGCTGGCTGCTCGATAACTGCGCAGAGTGGATAGCCGAGGAGGCCCGGCACTACGGCATCCCGATAGTCAAGCTCTCGGCCTCGCAAGCTCAGGGGTCCGGGCGTGGCCTCTGCGGGCACGTGGACATACAGCCGAGGGACCGCACCGACCCCGGCCCCGGGTTCCCGTGGGATTACGTGATTAGCAAGGCCGCGGGCGGGGCGCCCCCCGCCTCGGCTCCCCCGAACGCATCGGAAGGTGACAGGATGACCCCCGCCGTGGTGTTTTTCAAGGATGACATTTACCGAGCCTGCCGCGGCTCAGACCAGCGGGTTTACTACTCTGGCCCCGACACTAAAGGGGCGTGGCACATGGTCGACCCGGCCAGTAAGAGCATTAGCGGCGTATCGATGGCGGTCTCACCGACCGGGTCTCTGGTGATTTCGTATGTCAACGGCGCCGGTAACATCTGCTCGTACCGGCGGGCATCGGGCGGCGGCTCGTGGGCGTGGTCGAATCAGGGCGGTAACGCCAAGTGAGCACCTCGGCCGCGGGGTGCTCCCCGGCCGAGGTCGACGCGTGGCCGGCCGAGGCGGTGCTCCGCATCGTGAAGGGCGACCCGTTCGCGTTCCGGGTGGCCATCCTCGACGCGGGCGGCGAGCCCCTCGACGTATCGGCGTGGCGGTTCGCCGGCACGGTGATATCCGACCGGCTCCGCCTCGATTTCGAGACCGCCGCCGACGACACCGGGGTCGAGGTGTGGCTCCGCGGCGAGGCAACCGCGCGGCTCACCACGCTACGGCCGGGCCGGTTCGACCTCGCCGCGATGCAACCCACCGCGGGCGAGGGCGTAACCATCCTCGCCGGGCAAGTGCTGGTCAAACCGCGGGTAACGGACCCGCTCCGCAATAACCCGGACCTCGCCCCGGGCCGCGATGAGGAGCTAGTGCCAGGATGAGTAACGACGTGGTAACCGGCGGGCTAGTCGAGGTGCGGCTACCGGGCGGCGGCGTGGCCGTCGAGGCCCGGCCCTCGGTGATGGGGCCGCCCGGCCTGCGCGGCCCCCGCGGCGAGCGGGGCGACCCCGGCGGTACAACCGTCATCGTGTTCGCGTTCGGCGAGTCGCGCGAGCCCGCCGAGCTACCCGAGGACGGGCTCATTGAGGCCGGGTGGGACGGGCCGAGGCGCCCCGAGGCCGACATACAGGTCGGGGTCGGCCAATCGTGCGAGTACACCCTCGACGGGTACCTATGGCTGTTTGTCGGCCCCTCCTCGGTGCCCGGCGGGTGGATTGAAACCGGGCAGGTCCGCGGCCCGCCCGGCGATGAGGGACCGGTCGGCGACACCGGCCCGCCCGGCCCGCTCGGCGACCGTGGGCTACCCGGCCCGACCGGGTCCCCCGGGCCGAAGGGCGACCCGGGAGATACCGGCCCGCAAGGGGCACGCGGGGCCGATGGCGCCCCCGGCACCCCGGGCGCTACCGGGCCGAAGGGCGACCGGGGCGACCCCGGCGAGATAGGCCCGGCCGGGCCGCAAGGCGAGCAGGGCGAGCAGGGCGACCCCGGGGCCGATGGCCAGGACGGGCAAGACGGGGCAGACGGCGACCCCGGCGCCCCCTCGTTTATCGTGATGGAGCTACAGACCAAGACCGCCTCCGAGCTAGCCCAGCACGTTGACGGCCTCATACCGGCCGGATTCGACGGGGTAAACCGGCCGCCCGCCCCGTACCAGATGAAGCCCGGCGAGGCGTGGCTCAACTCAAACCCGGCCGATAACCCCGCCCTCCTCGGGCAAGCAATCGTGTTCACGGGGCCGGGGCTCACCCCCTCGTTTACGTGGATTGCGATGAAGGTCACCGGGCCGCCCGGGGCGACCGGCCCGCAAGGCCCCGAGGGGCTCATCGGCCCTACCGGCCCGCAAGGCCCGCAAGGGCTCGCGGGCAACCTCTGGCACTGGTCACCGGTCGACCCGCCGCTCGCCGGTATCGGCGTGCCCGGCGACATGGTGCTAGTGCTCAATCACGCGGTGCCCGACATGCCCGGCAACGGCAACGTGTACCGGGTGCTCCTCGGCGGGACCTACGGCCTCGACGGCAACCTACGCGGCCCGGTCGGCCCGCAAGGCCCCCCCGGCGATGTCAGTTGGGCCGATATCATCCCGATTGTTAACCGCATCGACGGCATCGAGGCCCGGGTCGGGCGGCTCGAATCATTCCAGTTCGGCGCCATCAACTCAGACCGGGTCATCGCCGAGAACGCCGATACGGACCTCACGACCATCGTGATACCGGCCGGTACCGAGTCCGCGGGTAGCGCACACATGACGTTTGCGCTAGAGAACGGCGCCCCGCCGGGCACCGAGACTCCGCGGGTTATCATCGCGTGGATTTACGGTATCGGCGATGCGGTGGTCACCGGCCCGGCCTCGGGACAGTTGACGCTACACAACGCCCTGCCCTATGGCACGCTCTCGCTCGGGCCGGTGCGGGTGTCGGTGCCCTCGGGCGGCGGCGGTAGTAACGCGGTGCTCGCGGTGCGGTCGGTGCCGCTCGGCGGTGGCCCCTACTCGGGTTCGGCGGTGCTCAAGGCGGCTACCTCGGTGGTAGGCACCCCGCCCGCCTCCGCGCATACGCAAGCCTCCGGGCTCATCGTGCGGTTAGGCGGTGTCTCGGGTCGATTGGCGGGGGCTGGCCGCGGTGCTCATCGTGGTCGGGGTGTTCGCGGTGCTCATCATCGGGTCAATCGGGGCCATCCTCAACCGCGGCCGCGAGGTCACCACCGAGGACATAGCCACCGTGGCGGCCGTGCTCGGGACCGCTATCGGGGCGGTGTCGGTGTACCTCGGGACTAAGGCCGGCAATAAGCGCAAGCCACCCGGGCCGCCCGGCGACCCAGGGAAATAATGAAACATAGTTTCACGAGGGCTCGGCCTCGACGGCCGCCCGGTACGCCTCAAGAGCGATGACGAGGGCTCGGTTAGTCGTGACCTTGACCCCCGAGGAGGCCGAGAGAGTCTCGGCGTGTTTCTCATACCACGGCAACAGGCCGCGCGGCATACGCACCGACTTAGGGTCCGGGCGGGGCTCACGCTCGGCCGCTAGCATCCGAGCGGCCGCGGTGGTAATCGCCGCGGGGGCGGGGGCGGTTGCTGACATGCGGTGAACCTTCCGAACGTGGGGCCGAATTACGGGGGTGTGCTACCTCAACGGTAGCAGGCGAACGGCCGGCCACGGGGGAAGCGGGCGCCCCGTGGCCGGCCGCGGCTACGACCGGGCGGCTACTAGCTAGCCGTGACGTACCGGTCGGTAATCGGCGGGTTGCCCGAGGGGGTGGGCACGGTGACCCACGCCTCGGGGCTGGACACGTCGGTAACGCTGTCCACCTTGGCACCCGTGACGCACACCCTCACGAGTTGGGTAACATGCACGGTCTCGGTGTTGGCCGGGTGCCCGTTCGGCTGGCCGTAGCCCGAGGGGTCGCCCGTGGGCTGGCCGTACTGCTCGGTCGGCTGGCCGTAGGGCTCGGGGTTCTGGCCCGCGAGCGTAATCACGTCGGTCTCGGTCTCCCACGAGTAGAAGCACTGACGCACCGGCTTAGGCGGGTGGTGCCGCACGACCGGGGGCGGCGTGTGCGTGGTGGGCGGCGTGTAGAGGATGGTCGGGGGTGCGGTGGGCTGCGGGGTGCCCCCGAGCGTGGTCGCCGACGCGGCCCCCGCCGCGGTGAGGGCGAGGAGTGACGCGGCGGCCGAGGCCCCCACGAGGAGGGCGGCCCGCTGGCCGAGCTTGCGTAGCTGCAACAGATTACTCCTGTTCGTGTGTCCGGGGCGGCCCGTTTGGCCTCCCCGTTCGGTAGCTAGACGCGGCACGCCCCCGGCCGGTTTACCTGCCCCGGCGGGTGATTGATGAGGTGACCGCATCGTGCTATAACCGGGAAGGGTACAACCCCCCGGTAGTACGATGGCACCTAATCGCGTGAGAGGCCCGCCCCGTGGACACTGACATAACCACCGCCCAGACCCGCCCCGCCGGGGTGTCGACCCGCCGGTACGGTGCCCGCGGCCGCGGGTTCACAATCGACGGGGTCAAGGCCCCGGGCGTGACGAAAATCCTCGACATGCTCCCCAACGACAACCTCATTAACTGGGCGGCCCGGGTGACCGCCGAGTACGCCCTCGACCACTGGACCGAGCTAGCCGCAATGACACCCTCGGCCCGGCTCCGCACGCTGGAAAAATCCCGGTGGGACAACACGAGCAAACCGGCCCTCGCCCGCGGCACCGAGGTCCACGCACTCGGCGAGGGGCTCATTGCCGGCGAGGCCGTCGAGGTGCCCGAGGCATCGCTCGGGTACGTCGAGAGCTACCGGGCGTGGCTCGATGAGTTCGACCCCGAGCCCGTGGCCACCGAGCTACTCGTTGCCAACCGCACACACCGGTATTGCGGGTTTCTCGACCTCCTCGCCGACCTGCCCGCCCTCAAGGCCGGGGGCGTACGCTACCCGGCCGGCCGGTGGCTACTGGACCTCAAGACCGGCAAGCCCGGCGGCGGTATCTTCCCCGAGGCCGCCCTACAGCTCACCGGCTACCGGTGGGCCGAGGTGTTCGTTGCTGCCACCGAGGACGGGGGCGAGGAGCGGCCCCTAGAGTGGCTCGGCATCGACCACGCCGGGGTCGTGCGTATCTCCTCGGATGCGTGCGAGCTACAGCCCGTCGATACCGGCCCCGACGTGTGGGAGTTTTTCTTGCACCTCAAGTGGCTATTCGACCGGCAAGACGACATGAAAACGTGGGTAGCCGGCCCGGCCGCGGCGGTGGACCTGGCCGCCGCGGCCGCCGCCGCCAAATGACAGGGGCCGGGCTCAGAATGGGAGCCCGACCCCGCACCACTACTCAACCCCAGGACAGGAGCCGATAGTTGTGACCGATGATAGCCCGAACGGGCACCGACAGAGCCTCGCCACGTGGGCGCAAGAGGCCGCGGCCGCCACCGAGATAGCCCGGCAGATGGTACCGACCGAGTTCGTGCCCGATACGCTCCGCGTGTGGCTCGATGACGCCAAACAAGACCTCGACTTCACCCGCACCGTTCAAACGGTGGCTATGGTGCTCCTCGCCGGGCAAGAGCTAGGGTTCGGCCCGATGGCCTCGCTACGGTCGATAACGATTATCCGCGGCACCGTGGGGTTGTACGCCCTCGCCGCCCGCGCGTTGCTGCTACAGAACGGGCACGAGGTCGAGGTCCGCGAGTCCACCTCGATTCGGGCCATCGTTGACGGCCGCCGGGCCGGGGCGCAACAGTGGCAGCGCTCAACGTGGGACATCGAACGGGCCACCACCGCCAAGCTATTTCCCGGCAAGATGGACGGGAATTGGCGTACCCAGACGAAATCTATGCTCGTGGCCCGTGCCACGGCCGAGGCTTGCCGGTGGGTGGCCGCCGATGCCCTCCTCGGCCTGCCCCTCATGGTGGAAGAAATCGAGGACGGCGCGACCGAGGTGCCCGCCATCGGCTCGGCCGCCACCACGCCCGGGGCCGACACCGCCGGCCCGCCGCCCGAGGCGCCGCGGACCACCACGAGGCGGCGGCGAGCGCCGGCGGGCGGCTCGCGGCTACCCGACGCCCCGCCCCCGGTGCCGCCGATGGACAAACCCGACCCCGCTCCCCCGGTGCCGCCCGAGCCTAAGCTCACCCGGACCCAGCGTAAGCAGATAATCGAGGGGCTCGACGCGGTAGGCAAGGCGGGGTCGGCCGAGGAGGCCCTAGAGTTCATTAACACCCAGCTTGCGGGCACCTCGGGCCGTGAGGTTGCCAGCACCGGTGACCTCACCGCGGCCGAGGCGGTAACCGTGCTCGGGGCTATCGACGCCCTACGCAAGCTCACCGCCGAGCCCGCGGCCGCCGCCGCCGACGCCGAGCCCGCGGCCGCCGACGCCGAGCCCGCCGACGACCCCGGCGACCCGCTGCCCGGTATGCCCGAGCCACCGCCCGCCGAGCCCGAGCGGCCCGGTGACCCCTCGTGAGGCCCCGCCGCCGACCGCGGCTACACCCGCTCACCGCCGCCACCCTCCGCCGAGCCCACGCCATACACGAGGTCGCCCGGCGGCTCGGGGCCGACACCGAGCCCGGGGTCGCCCTCCTCGACCGTGACTATCACGCGTGGCGGAGCAGAGTACAGCGGGGCGCCCAACCAGAGAGCCCGAGGCGCCGCGTGGTGCTCCCATGAGGCCCCGCAAGGGCCGTACCCACCCACTGACCCGCGGCCCCGCCCGGGGCCGCGTTTAACCGCAACGACCCGTTGCTGTTGAAAGGACGGTAAGACCGTGGCCGATGTCAAGAGGCAAGCGGTACTCCCCAAGGGCGAGGAGAACGGCCTAGCGGCCATCGCCCCCGAGCTAGTGGCCGAGGGCGCCCACCGCCGGCCGAAGCGGCTACGCGCGGCAATGGTGATATTCGACGCCCGCCGCGTGGCCATCGATTCGGACACCGGAGAGGAGATAGTGACCGTGCGGCTCCGCCGTATTGAGCCCCTCCTCGGTGAAGACCTCCCCGCGGCCGAGAAGCTACTCCGCCGGGCGCTTGAGGCCCGCTCGGGACAGACCACGCTACCGCTAGAACTTGAGGACGAGATACGGGCGACATTCGAGGCCCTCGGTGATATCGCCGCGGGCGACGATGACGGCGAGGGTAAAGGTAAGGCAAAGTGACCACCACCGCGGAGGCCCCCGCCTCGACTATCACCGTAAGCCCGGCCGCCTCGTACCGCGGCCGCCGGCACCGCAACCGCTCGGTAACCGTCACCGCGTACAACCTCAAAACCGGCTGGCGCGAGCCTCTCCGCCACGTGGTGAAACACTCCCCGACCGGTTTCGAGTGGGGTTACGAGGGCTCAGGCCCCGCCGACCTCGCCCGGTGCCTGCTCATCGACGTACTAGGCCCCGCCGCCGTGTGCCCCGAGTGCAACGGGACCGAGCGGTGCGTATGGGCCGGGGCCGATGGGCAGGAGCTAGAACCGTACGACCCGGTCGCCCACGCCGAGGCCGACCCCGAGCTTATCGGCCGGTGCTGGTGTGATGGCGGGTTCCGTACCCTGCCCTATCAGGATTTCAAGCGCGAGGTCGTGGCCCGGTTCGGTTACGCGGGCTGGCAAATCGACCGGGGGGCTATCCTCGCGTGGCTCGTGGCCCACTACCCCGAGGCCCCGCCCACGTGGCTAACCTCGGCGGGCACGACCGCGGTTGAGCTACCCCCCGAGTTGCCAGGATGAGCGGGCCGCGCGGCGGCGGTGGTGACCTGGCCGAGCTACCCGCCCTCCTCGCCGAGTTGCGCGAGCTAGTACGCGAGGCCCACGGCGCCGCTAAAGACTGTCGCGCGGCAATCCGCGAGTGCCACAAGCTCACCGAGGATATCGCCGACGCTTGCGCTAAGGCCGCATACGAGGCCAGTAACGCCGAGATGGGCCGGTGGGCCGCCCACGTGCAACGCGAGATGAACGGCCGGGCCGCCGACCTCAACCGGGCGGTCATCGCCGCTCGGGACCATATCGGCCGGGCCATCATGCCGAAGCTCGGCGAGGTGCTCCTCGACGGTGACGCCCCCGCTAAGCTCGTGCTCACATTCGAGGGCTCGCTCTTTGACGCCGAGGTGCCCGTACCGCCCGAGCCCGACATACCCGCCGGGTTCCGCCGGGGGCCGCGGTGAGCCGAGATAAGGGCAACCGAGCCCCCGATTGGGTCGCCGCGTGGCTCCGCCCCTACTGGCCCGACGCCGCCAAGACCCCCAACTCGCGGCCCGGCCGAGACATCGAGAACACCCCGGGCGTAGCCATCGAGGTCAAGACCGGGGCCGAGTGGCGGCCCGATAAGTGGACCCGGCAAGCCGAGGGGTACGCCGCCCCCGGCGAGGTGCCGCTCTTGTGGTATTTCCCGCCGGGGTTCGGTGAGCGGGTGGTCGGCGAGACCATGCTCATTATCCGGCCCCGCCTGCTATTGCCGGTGCTGGTCGAGGCCGGATACGCCCCGGCGCCCTCGCCGCGCGGCCCGGCCGAGGCCCTCGACCGCCTCGACGGGCGGCGGTGATGACGTGGACCCCGAGGCCCTCGCCGAGCTTGACCGGGTGGTCGTGGCCATCCTCACGAGCGCGGGCCGGGCGTGTACCGCCGAGCAGGCCGGGCTAATCCGCAAACGGATACTCGGCCGTAAGCGGCTCAACGACCCCGCCGCCTACGTGGCGGCCGCGGTGCGCAGAGACCCCGGCGCCGCGTTCGCCCTCGCCCTCGACGGGCTCGCCTCGGTCAACGGCCGCAAACCTCCCCCGGCCCGCGAGCTAATCGCCGCCCGCGGCAAGGTCGACCCCGGCATAGCCAAACGCGGGGCCGCCCTCGCCCGCGAGCTACTCGAAAACCGGCCGGGCACGGTACAGGCCGAGCCCGGCCCCGACCCAGATGAGGAGTTCCCATTTTGAACACCACCACTTACACCCAGGACACCCGCCTAATCCGCCTATTTCTCGGCGACCACCTCGCCGGGGCCACGTGGGTCGACGCCGACCGCGGCCCGTGCGGCGAGCCCGCCGCCGCGGTGCGCAACCCCGGCGACCCGCGGCTACGCCTCCGCCTGCTCATCGGCGGGTTGCTGGCCGACGAGATTTGGCTCGACGCCGCCGACCCCGACGTGCAACGCCTCGCCGACATCACCACCGCGGTCCATTCCGAGGGGGTCGACGCGGCCCGCGAGTACGGGGTGCCGTGGCTCATCGAGGTTTACCAGCCGTCCGAGCCCGCCTACCGGGCGTATCTGCGGGTGGGCTCGGACGTGGCCGCTATGGTGGCCCCGGTGACGCTCACCCTCGTTAACGGGCCGGTGAACTAATGCCCGCCCCCGAGGAGCCCGGGGCCGCACTCGCCCGGCTCAACGAGGCAACCCGAGCCCTCGCCGACATAGCCTCGGCCGCCGACGCGGTCGAGGTCGTAAGGCTGGCCGAGGCGGCCCGCGCGTGGGCTCAGCAGACCAGGCAGGGCACCACCGCGATAAACCTAGCGGTCATCATCAAGCTACGGGCCGCGGTGCGAGTCGCCGACCTGGTCGACGCCGGGCAGGCCGCGGGCGAGATAGCCACCCCGGCCGACACCCTGAAGCGTGGCCCCGTTCTCCGACCCCCGGAGAACGGGGCGGTCTCGCTTGAGGACATCGGGGTCGCCCCGCAACGCCTCAAGGAGTACCGCACGCTCCGCGACGAGTACGGGGCCGGTGACCTGGCCGGGCTACAGGCCCACGCCGCCGAGATAGACGAGATTCTCTCGTGGGCCGAGCTACTCCGCCGGGCAGGCCCCGGCCCGTTCGTGGGGCACAACTCGGGTCAATACGAGTGGTACACCCCCGAGGCGTACCTCGACGCGGCCCGCGCGGTGATGGGCGCTATCGACCTCGACCCGGCCTCGACGGCCGAGGCTAACAAAACGGTCGGGGCCGCCCGGTACTACACCGTCGAGGATGACGGGCTAGCCGATGGCAACCCGTGGGCCGGGCGGGTGTGGATGAATCCGCCCTACAGCCACCCCGAGATAGACCGTTTCTCCGAACGGCTATGCCGTGAGCGTGACGCGGGCACCGTGACGGCCGCCCTCGTGCTGGTTAACAACGGCACCGAGACCGGGTGGTTTCAGCAGATAGCCACCCGCTCGGCCGCGGTGTGCTTCCCCCTCGGCCGCCTCGGGGGCGAGGGCGGGTTCTGGCACCCGTCACGGCCCCCCGCCTCGCCGCTACAGGGGCAAGCGGTTCTGTACCTCGGTGACGAGGTGGCCGCGTTTGTCCGCGAGTTCGCCCGGTTCGGGGTCGTCGCTCAGGTCCGGGTCGTGTGACATGGTTAGGTGGCGGTGGGACTGTACCCGGCGGGGGTGTTTCGTGGCCAGCGGTAGGCAACTGGACCTAGAGATATTCGACGGGCTGCTACCGGGGGCGAGCAGTTTTTCAGACGTTGACGGGTTCACCGAGAGGCGGGGCCGGTTCCTGTTCATCGAGGCTAAGGGCGAGGGCGTGCCCGTACCCGGCAACGAGGGGCAAGGCCGGGCGTTGCGTCAACTCGCTACCCTGCCCGGGGTCACCGTCTGGTTTATCCGGCCGCTCGGCGACCGGTGGCAATGGCGGGACCTCGGGGCCGGGCCGAGGGCGCCGCTCGTGACGCTCACTAAGCCCGAGCTTGACGCCCGGGTCTGGGCGTGGGGGCTCGCCGCCGACCGCGGTGAAGATGTCACGTTCTGCCCGCACGCCGAGGCCGGATAGGGTCGGGGCATGTGCGCACACGGGAAGGTACCCGGCTGGCCGATGTGCCATTGTGCCGCGTGTCATCGAGACTTCACCGGGCCGTCTGTATTCGCCGAGCATCAATCGGTCGGCCCGGCGGGGCTGGTCTGCCACGCCCCGGGCGAGGGGCGGCTCGTGCTCGTGCAGACGGCCGAGGGCGGCCGTGAGCTATGGGGCCGGCCCGGCCAGCGGGCCGAGGGGTTCGCCGACCGGCCCGGGGCGGCCCGCCGCTAGAGTGCCCGTTCCCGGCCTGCCCTCCTCGCTAGGACGGCCGAGGAGGCGGGGCCGGTATGGTTGCCTACCCCCCGGCCCCGAGGCCCGCAAATCGAGGAGAGCACCGGCCCGCCCGCGGCGAGCTTATTACCGGGCTCGGGGTGTTCGATAGAGCGTGTTTGAATCCGGCCCCCGGCCTCGGCAAATCCCTAACTTTTCTCCCGAGGGTAAGGACAGCTAACCGGGGGTCGAGGCCGTTAGCGTGGCGTACAGGCCCGGGAAGGGCATACTAACGTAGCGTGCAACCCGCGGTCACGGGCCATAATCGGCGGGGCTGGCCGCCGCCCCCCGGCCTGCCCCCGGGTGATAAATCTTTATCACTCCCCCGGACGATTCGCGCGGTTCGTCGTCAGACCGGGAGGGGTCTGCCCGCGGTTCTGTGGCCCCGGAATACAACACCCCGAGGTGGTGCTAAGGTGGTAGCACCACCCCCCGCCCGGGGGGCGGGCAACGGAAGGGACACCACCGAATGAGCACCACCCACGAGGCCGCCCGCGCGGCCGCATGGCCGGCCCCGGCCGCCGACGCCGAGGGCAACGTATCCGCGGTCGTCAACTACAGGAGCCACTACCCCGGCGACCCCGCCGGCTATGTGCAGTTCACCCGCTCCGCTGGCCGCGTGTTCATCGTGGTCGACGGCACCCCGGTCGGCGACATGCCCGCCGAGGAGTTCACCCTCGCCGCTCTCACTGTCGCCCTCGGCCCCGCCGACCCCCGGCCCGTGTGCGCCAACACCCTACCCGCCAACCTCTAACCTCCACCCCATCGGAAGGGACACCGAAACACCATGACCGCATACTTTGACTCTGGCTATTGCGTACGGACCCCGGCCTGGCACGGCCTCGCCGACGTACACGAGGACTACCCCGAGAGTTGGGAGCAGGCCCGCGAGTGGGCCGGGCTCACATGGGACCCCATCGCCGACCCGCTCTGGGCTCGCCGCCTCTCCCCCGCCCAGCTCGCCGAGGGCATAGAGCGGCTCATCACCACCACCCGGGCCACTAAGCCCGAGACCGTGGCCCGGCAGGTCGCCAAGCTGGTCGAGGGCTCGCTCCAATCCGTCGAGGGATTCCAGCGCATCATCAAGTCAGACGACTTCACCGCCACACTCGGCACCACGAAAAACGGATACCACCCCATCACCCACGCCGATTACGGCCGCATCACCCAGGCCGTACTAGACCAGCCCGGGGTCAAATACGACACCGCCGGGTCCGTCGAGGGCGGGGCTTGCACGTGGGCTATGGCTCTGCTCGATGAGCCCGTAACCATCCTCGGCGACCAGACCTACACCCTGCCGTATTTCGTCATCACCGCCCGCCACGACGGCAACGGGGGCGTGCGGCTACAGGCCACCTCGGTACGGGTGGTGTGCGCCAACACCGTACGCGCGGCCGAGGCCGAGGCCGACCGCAACGGCACCGTGTTCACGTTCCGGCACACCGCCGGGTGGGAGGACCGCATAGAGGAGGCCCGCCGGGCCATCACCGGGGTCCGGGCCGAGTTCGCCGCCTACGTCGGGTGGGCTAACGAGATGGCCGCCATACCGGTCACCCGCAAGCAGACCCGCGCGTGGCTCACCGCGTTTATCCCGATGGAGCCCGGCATAACCGACCGGGCCGCCGCCAACGTCGAGGCCGCCCGCCGCACCGTCGAGGGCATCCTCGGGGGCAAGACTTCCGAGGGCATCGCCGACACCGCGTTCGGGCTCGTGCAGGCCGGGGCCGAGTACCTCGACCACTACCGGGCCACCCGCAACGCCGAGTCGCTATTCAAGCGGGCCATCCTCCAGCCCTCGGCCGCCAAGGTTCACATGGTTAACCTAGTCCGAGAGGTCGTCACCGCATGAGTTCGCTATATGTCCGGGTCACCGTCAACCAGGAGCGGACGCACCGCATGTTTGCCCCGGCGATGGCCGCCCACCTCCGCTCGCTCGCCGACCAGGTCGAGAGCGCGGTCGGCCCCATCGACCTCACAACCGATTGGGCCGACATCGAGGCGTGGTCGATACCCGAGGCCGACCTACCGCCGCTGCCCCCGCTGGCCGAGGCCGAGCTACCGGGCCGCCGGGAGTCTAACCCCGGGTGGCCGCCGCAATCGGCGGGGTGACACCGCCGCGTATCCTAGCTGTAGTGCGTAGCGGCATCACACCGCGGGCGCCCCGGCCGACTCCCCCCCTCGGCCCGGGGCGCCCTCGGCGTATCCTGGCCCGTATGGCACGGACCCGCACCGCAAGCCGAGCCCAGCTCTCCGCCCGAGGGCGCCGCATGTACGGGCTCGGCGTGACCCGCTCGTGGAAGACCGCCAACTATGCCTACCCCCGAGGCGCCGGGGCCGACCGCGGTAAGCGGCCGAGCTACCCGATTGACCCCCGCCACGTGCGGGCCGCCCTCGCCCGCTCATCCCAACGGGCCACGGCGAGCAGTAGGCCGGCCATCGAGGCCCGCCTCCGCAAGCGGTACGGGTCGGTTGCTAACGCCCTCGCCGCCGCCCGCCGCTCAGACGCCCGCCGCGGCCGCGGCACGGGACGCGGCCGCGGCGGCACCACCACCCGCGGCCGCGGCACCGCTCACCGCGGCCGCGGGCACCGGTAAGGACCCGCCGCTACACGGCACCCACGCCGCGGTCGCCCGCCACCGCCGAGCCCGCGAGCCCGCCTGTGAGCCGTGCCGCGCGTGGTGGCGAGACTACATGGCCGAACGGCGAGCCCGAGGCAACCGCCGCCGATGGCTCCGCCGCACCCGGGCCGAGGCCCTCGCCCGCCTCGCCGCCACCCACCCCGCCGAGTTCGCCGCCATCCTCGACCGGCTCAGACGGCCCGCCCGCCGTGCCACGCCGAGCCCCGACCGGGTGTAGCTACCCGAGGTGCCCCGCACCCTCGGTCGATGACGGGCGGTGCGCAGACCACCCACGCCCTAACCGGTGGGCAACCGGCACCCCCGGCCGCTCGATGCCCGCCGGGTGGGCCGCGACCCGCGAGCGGATACTCAGACGTGACGGCTACCTCTGTGATTGCGGGGCGCCGGCCACCGAGGTCCACCACCTCTACCCCGGGGTCGAGGAGGATTGGGCGCTACGTTCCAAGTGCGAGCCATGCCACCGAGCCATCACCACCGAGCAGGCCACCGCCGCCCGCCTCGCCCACGGCCTCGGGTAGTTGGCAACCGGGTTGGCAAGTAGGTTGGCAACCCCTCGGGTAGCGTGGCCAGTAACCCCGGCCCGCCTCCGCGGTGAGCCCCGGCCCCCGGCCGCGGCCCCGCCGGTACCGCCCACCGCCGCCGGGCCGGGGCCATCACTTAGCACCCCGGGCCGAGGCCGCCCTCAACCCCGGGCCGAGGCCGGGGCCGCCCGCCCCCCGCCACGGCCGAGGCCCCCGGGTCACCCCCGCCCCCGCCCCC